CCGTTTCTTTGGCTTCTCCCTTGGTACAAAGTGAGTAAACTTCTGTTTAGCCATTTAACTTTGCTTGTTTTGAATGCTGTTTACCCATTGAATTACCATCCCAATTAGAACTAACATGGGTTGGTTCCACATCATTTAACCAGTGTTGAATTGATATAAATGCACCACCAAATTTAGATGCTTTTCCACCATGTAAGTCGTTTGGTTTTACTCTTATTGTTTGATAAGCATTAACTGGATAACCATTACTTTCTTCTAATGCTTGATCCTCTGTCATTACTGTTTCTCCAGAGTGAGTAAACTTCATGCCATATAAAAAGCATTCGTAACTATCTACATCTGGATGAGTATGCTCTGGTATAACTAAATTAGGTTGACATATAAAAAGCTCTACTTGATATGGTTTGGATCTATATAAAACTATACCACTTACACCTTCTATAAATAACAATGGATTTTTAAATGGTGTGTAAACTTTATTAACTTCTCCAGAATTTAAAAACCAATCTGCAAAATGCGATAAAGCATCTTCTTTAGGATCAATCATTTTTATATTTTTTTTCCCAAATTTCTTTTTGAGTTAAATCCTTTTCATCTTCTTTTTGTTTAGTTCTGGGATGTATTTCGTTAGGTTTTATTGTTTCAACTAAAGCGTATCTGTATACAGTTGATGATAAACCCCATTGAAAATGTAATAAAAATTTTGGTTGGTTATATTTCTCCATCAAACCAGGATCAAAATCAGAAGTTGTCACTATTTTTTCTTTAATTTATTCATGGTAGTCACACCAAAACTGGCTCCAACCATTGTCAAAATTATATACCAAAACATTGGATCTGCTTTTTGCAGAGCATCCCAGGCTCTATCGCACCAGGCTACTGTCCAAGGTGTAAAATGTAATCCAAAAATTATAGAAAAAAATAAAACAAGCCACTCATCTTTCCAGGAATTTTGTTGTTGTTTAACTTGTTCTAGTTGAACCTCAACTTTTTTAACATCTAAATTATTAGCAGCTTCAAGTTCCTTGGCTTTTATTATTTTATCTTTTTCTAGCTTATGGGTTATTGCACCCATAGTTTTTTCAGCTGCAAATTTAAAAATTGGATTTTTTAAAAAACCTAATAAATGGATCATACGCAGCTCCTAACTATCTCCGCCAGGCTTTCACATCTTGAAGTGGTTTGTTTATGCCAGTTGCTGTCAATCATTTCATCAGCTGCTTTATTGTAATCAGCTGCCTCTAAACCTTCCCACATTTTTTTGAATTTCATTACTCTTGGCTTGCCAAGTTGAAAACACATTTCGACAATGACACCTTTTATAATTTCTGGAGCTTCAATTTCTTCCAACAGATCTTCAGCAGATGTAAGAGCAATTTGAAAGTCATTGTCAAAAACAGTTTCAAGCTGTTCTTTAGGATACGCCACACCTTCAACAAAGTCATCGGTAGGTAGAACCAGATGGCCGTAACCGATTGTAGCGAAACCCAGGCTATCGGAGTACATAGTATCCCTAAACCCTTCATGTTCCTTAATTCTTTGTTTAACTTCTTCCATGATTTATTTACTTCCTGGATCAAAATTAATAATTTTGACACCTAATTTTTTTTGTTCCCCAGTTCTAGCGCGATAAATCTTACCGTTATCTTTGCGATAGTTTTGAGTTTTGACATCATAGGCAGTGTATTTTCCAGTGTTTATATTAAGAACTAATATGTCTATTGGCCCAGCACCAACTGGAGTAAACACTATTAGGTTTGGATCTTTGGCAAATTTAGCAGCAGCTAATAGTTCATTAGATAAACCTTTAGCAGCTGTAGTTCTATTTCGTGAAGTAGTAGAAGATTGAGCCAAGTAAACCACCTATTAATATTATTATTGCAGCAGCTCCTTTGCCTCTATTCATATCGGCTTTTAATTCTTTAACATCTTTTTTCATTTCGTCTATTGCTTTAAACAAAGTTTTCATTCTTTCAGCGCAAACTTTTTCGTGATAACTAATTCTTATTCCATTTGCTTCTTCTATTGATGCTTTAGCAGTATTTTTTTTTCTAGTTTTCACGACACTTTAACCTCAACTTCCTTACACTGAAACCTTATTGCTAGTTTTTCTATTTCTATTTGATCTGGATAAACAGTTTTTAAAACATTATGAGATTGTCTGTATCCGTCTAATATACAATCTTCCCATCCATTATATTGGTGTGGAGCTATAGTTTCTTGTGAACATATATACTCTCCAGTTGCGAATGAGCATAGGTGTAGTATCAAAACGAATTTAATCATTAAGTTGTTTCCTTTTATTTATGGATTATAAAACTATTGTGTCAGCTTCTTCTTCAGTAAGTGGCTGTCCAGCGATTAGCTTAGCTTTAGCACTAGCTTTTAAATTTTCTCTTGCAATTTTTTCTTCTTCTTCAGTAGGTAACTCTGCCATCTTAGCTTTTATGTCAGCTTTAGGAATAGGCGTTGTTCCATTTAACCATTGTATTTCACAAGTGTCTATGTCACTTCCAACAACTGTAACTTTTGCATTTGGATCTATTTTTAATATTGCATCTATAATTATCATCCTGCTATCTCCATAACTGTAATTGATGAAACTGGTGTATTATTTGTGTTTTGATTTACTTCAGCTTGATAACCAGAAGAACCAAGACATTTAAATTGACATTTATAAGTGGTTGCTGATGTGGTGTTAGGTTCGTCAAGATTTGTTAAAGTAATTGTACCATCAACTTCTCTTGCAGTATTTCCGTTTCCAGCATAGTAATTTAATCTTGTAGCATTTAGTTCTGTACTATCTCTAACAAGATTAAAAAAAACATTACAAGAATGAAAGCCTGAGTTTGCTCCTCTAGCACTACATAAATTTGCAATAACATAAATTTTTGATGATGTAGCAGATGGAGTAATTGAAACACTTAGTCCAGAAATATCTGAATAACTATCGCTGTTTGTGCTTACATTTGAACTCATTTCATCTGTGACTACTTGCAAAACCTTTCCAGTAGTAATAGCTGCTGGTAGAGCTGTTATCGCAGATATTGTATTATTGTTTGGTTTAATTATTGCCATTATTGTTTATCTCCTAACATATCGTTCCATACAGCTTTTATTTCGTCAGTTGTTGTGGCTGTATCAACTTGATCTGGTAAATCTCTTAAAGTATTTTTGTCTGCAACAATAGATGTAGTATCAGTTCCAGCTTCTTGAGCTTTCATAAAATCTATATCTAATTTTTCTAAAGCTGGTTCTCTTGCAATTCTAATTTTATTTTTCCAAACTTCTTTTGCTTTTAAAATATCTATTGTTATCATTCTCCAACTCCATCTGTTAGTTCTGCATCATCAATAGTCCAAGCATCTATAAAATCTAAATCTGTTGGTAAATCTGAAGTATTAATTATTTTATAATTTAATCCAGTTGGTACATCTTTTTTAGCAATATCATCTATACTCATTAATTGTAATGCACTATTAGATGGAGTAACTATTGCTATTATTCCATTTTCTTGTTTGTATATAATTTTTTTATCCATAGTTATCTTATCACCGCTATATTAACTCTGTTATTGTCATGGTCTGCTGGAGCAGTTGTGCTTACTTGAACATTTACATAGGCAACATTTTTTAATCCACCATCTGAAACTACAAAAGTTTGTCTAGTTCCATAGTTATTTCCGATTGTTGATCCAGCAACATAATATTCTGCGTCTGGCATATTATTTGTAAAATTAACTCTGTAATTTCCAGCTCCAAATCTGGTAACACTACTTACATTACCTTCTGCATTACCACTATTTGTGATACTTCCACTATTTCCATCAAAAACAACCCAAGCTCTTACACCATAAACTGAAGTAAGTGAACCAAAACCAGAATTAAATTGTAAATCTCCTGAACTATCAATACGCATATTTTCTGAAGCATTATTTATAAATCTTAGTGACGTATCACTATGAACATAATTAATTCTTCCATTGTCAGGATCAGCACTATCTCCAAAGGCTATACCTACTTGATTTGATCCGCCTCCTATTATACTAATTCCAGCGTTTCCATCACTTTCTACGACTAACTCATCATGTGATACAGATAAACTGCTTACTCCGCTATCCCCAGTTTTTACATGTAAGTTACCAAGATCAGCAGCATTACCAGGATCAGTATTAAAAAAATTTGTTTTAGGTGGTGTAACTGCATCATCAACTATTTTGGCAGTAGAAACTGTAGCATCGGTCGGTTCTCCAGCCGATAAAGAATTTCCAAATACAATTATGAAGTCAATAACATCGCCAGTTACAAGGTTTGATGCAAAAGTAATTGTGGATGAGCTTAAAGTAAAACTGCTTCCTGGAGACTGAATAACC